ATTTCACTTTCAGAACCTAAAAGGGCATCAAATATTTTATCATCAGGAGATTGTTCCACTACTGCGCCTCCCTTAGTAGCTAAGGAATTTGGAATTTCTTGCACTTCACGCATCTTTTCGCGCATCTCATCCCTTGTTTTTGTGGCTATTTTATTATCACGATTCTTACGATTCATTAAAAAATAAATATCCTCAAGTTCGAGAGACTTAGATTTTGCAAAGTCTACAAACTCTGCCCACTCATCATCACCCAGCTCATGCTGTTGACGAAAGGAGGCTTCTTTAGCTAACCTGTGGTTTTCTGAGCGTTGTCCTTGTAAAGCTTTTCCAAGTCTACGTTGAACAATGCCATCAATAGTGGCGCCGAGAACTTTTGCTGAATCCGATTCTGGAGTTGCAAAAGCTTCATCGGCATCAAAAGAAAAATCTTCTGGAAGATTTAATTGTTGTGCCATATTTTCAGGTGTCTGACCACCACCCTCAAAATAATTTCTCACATGAGTAATTAAATTGGGGTCGTCTCGCATAGCATCTAGGATTGGCATATAAGGTTCAAGCTCTTGGAGCTTTCCATTTAACCTTTTAGCTTCTCTGCTAGAATCGCTATACCTTTTTTGCATTGTATCCACATCAACCACATCTGGGTTTGCTTCTACATGCTCTTGTCCTTCACTAGGGCTCGTAAGTGTATTATCACTATTAGAATCCGAGGTTAGCTGCGAAGAATCGTCTAATATCCCACCATTAACACTTTCATCTAAGGCTGCGAAGAAATCATCGCCTCCTCCAATTACTGCGTCAACTGCTGTGGGATTAGGATTGGTATTCTCTTGTTCGGGGGCCATAACGGCGTTGCCTTGTTCTTGAGTCATACATTTTTCTCCATTTTATTAATTTGACAAATTATGAATTTTAATAGTATAGTTACAACTATTCTTTTTCATTCGGTTCTTTGTCTTGTTTTAAGTCGTTTCTCATTTCATCTCTTAGTCTTTCAAACTCAACTTTCAACATTCCTTTTAATAGTTTCTGTTGCGCTTGAGTATCTATAACGTCTTTTCTAATTTCGTTAGATGCTTGACCAACTTGCATCTTTATACCTGCTTGTACTAATTGACGCTCCAAAGTCTCAATAGTTCCATCTTTATCTTTAACTGCTTCTTGCATTGATTCTAATTGACCTTGAAGTTGTGAGTACATTGATTTTCTTTCAATGATTCCTTCTTTATTTCTAATATCTGTTTCAGCTATCATAGCAATATCATCAATCAATCCAGACTGGAACCATCTAAAATATTCTTCTAGTAATGCCCATCTATTTACAGGCATCGTAGCCCCTGCTACTACTCTTACGTCAAATCTTGCAGTTGCATAATCTTTAAATTTACCAATTGCTTCTCCATAATCATTATAAACTGGTATATTAATTGAGACTTCTTTTTCTTGGTCTGGAGTTTGACCTGCCTCAGGTTGTACAATTCTAAATACTTTTTCAATTGAATAATGTCTTTGAGACATCATTTGGAAACATCTACCTAAATGTTCTAATGCAGGTTCTACAATACTTCCCATCCATGCTTTAAGTCTTCTTGTTCCAAATTCATCATTTGCAAGTAATCCTCTATAAGTCTCAGGTTGTTCTTGTGTAAATCCCATCATCGCAGAAGGTACTCCACTAATATATTCTGCATCTGCCTTGCCTTCTTGAACTACGGAATAAAATGCATTATTAATTGGAGCAGGAAGAACAGGAGTAGGAGCTGTAAATCCTTGACGATATTTCAGTAATGCACCAGGCGAAGATGAATACTGTTCCCATTCTTCTTCTGGGACAGAACCTTCTTCGTACATCCATCTTAGATTAGATGCTAGGTTTGCATTATGTAACATAATCTGATGAGCTTTATTTATTTCTTGTTGTTTTCCAATCAAAGGAACAACTGCACTCATTGGATATGGAGTTCCACTATACATATAAGAAATTGGTATAATAGGATACTCTTTAATTCCGGGTATTACATATTCATATAAGAATACATCATCACCAACTGTACAAGTTAATACGATTCTATTCTCATGAAACTTTATTGCATCAACGATATTCTTTTTTGCATCACTCTTAATCAATAATTGATAATCAGATTCACTCATTATTTGCTGAGTAATTGTAGTCGCAGCTTCTTGAGCTTCTGACATCAATTGAATCCTTTGTTCCTCTATTGCCTGAGCAGCCATCTTTTGAGCTTTCTCTAATTCTAACTTTGCTCTCTCAGGTATCATTTCTCCAGCTTCTACTGATTGTTGTAATTGTAATTCTTTTTCAATTATTCCTACCTCAACTTCTTTTTGAAACTCTTGAAGTTTTTCTTCTACTTGTTGTTTTATTAAATCTAATTCAGCAGGACTAGGTTTTACTCTTATATATACATTACGATAAGGAAATTTTTTCTTAGAATATGTTTCATAGTATGCTACAATATCATCATCTTCAGCTTCAAGATTAACTCCCATAGTAATATCTTCTGGTTGAATCGTATATGATTCTTCTGTATCTCTTTGTGAATAAGATACAACTTCATTACTACGAGAAACTTTTTTAATCTTAACTGCATGTTCTGGTAACATATTTATTAAACTAGAACGAGAAAGATTCTTTCTAATTGTTATAAATGTAGCATCTCTAAATAGAAAATCTCTACTTGCAGGGTCTACATAAACATCATAAGGGTCAATTCTCTTAAAGACCACTTCTCCTAATCCATTGTCTTCATCTCTATCTACATCTACTAGAAAGTATCCAATACCTTTTGTAAGACTATCTAATACTACTTGACTATATAATGATTTACCATTTGATAAATACCAACAATAATCTGCTATATCAGAATGGACTTGAGCCGATTCTACATCATCGCCAGTAGCTCCTACAGCTTTCCATCTTGGATTATTAGCCGTAACAAAGTATTTCATAATTTCTACAATAGGAGTTACCCTATTAATAGTGAATGTTGGCATGCCAGCTTCTTCTAAAGAATCAACCTCTGCTTTTGATAATTGTTCATTTAAATAAAAATCAAAACCTTTCTGACTAAGTGTTTGCCATCTTTGTCTATGACTGTTATTTGCTCTCTCCCAAAGTTGTTTATTGGTTTGAGCTCTTTTCTTATTTGTCATTCTTGCCATAATTACCTCTGTGTATCTCTTGCATATCTTTTTATCCAATCAGTAACATCTGTTGGTTTACCTAAAATAGGTTCAAGAAAATTCTCAGTATAATCATAATGTTGTCTTGGGTCTCTAGGAAACCGAACATCTTCATATACTTTTATTCTTTTTACATCTGAAAGAGGAAGACCTCTCTCAAATATTGTATGGAGTTTACTTCCCATTCTCTTTACTGGCCTACCATATGCATCTGTATAAAGAAGTTGTTCAACTCCAAAATGTGGGTAATCACTTGGGTCAAATCCTCGCATCCCTGCAGCGTGCTTTCTTATCGCATCAACTGTTGTTTGAACTTCCCATAAAGCTCTGTCCCTTCCAAAGTGACCACTACTTAATCTTTGAATACCAATATCTCTTGGATAACTTGCAGGCTCAGCTTTTGCAAGAGCTGACCAATATGGGTTATCTGTTCCTTTTGCAAAACCTTTATACTCTCCCCCTCCCTGCATAACAGCCCCTAATCCTTCTTTACGACCAACAATATCTTTTGGTCTTAAACCTAATCCAGTTCCTCTCCAAACAGGCATCATCGTTCCCAACATAGGAGTAGTCGCTAATAAAGATAATGCAGCATCTCCTTTTTTACCTTTTAATCCATATAAAACTGCATTAATGAAATCTGCAGGTTCTCCAGCTAATGGAATAGTTCCAAGTAAATCTAAAGCTCCATGTACTCCAAGTTCTTTTTTTGGTTGTTCTTTAGCCCATTTTCTATGTTCTTGGGCTGTCATTTCTTCTCCTAAAAGAGTTCTTGTAATATACTCATACAAACTTTTATTTTTCTTTTTCTGTTCTTT